TCCCCATTTCGTGGGGCCGCCTGCTATATATCGGGCACCACAATCGTGTGTATTCAGTTGTGTGTATGCGCATAGTCAGGCACATACGGCTGTCTATGCGTGGCCCGTGTGTGGGAGGGGTGATATCGTGCGCAATATCGTCGTGCTGTGCGCACGTGTCGCCACGCGATGCATTTGCTTAACTGCATGCATGCATCATGATGTGGTGATGCGTTGATGTGTTGGCGTGTTGATTGATGCGCATCATTGCGTATTGATGCATTGAAGCAGTGATGCGTTGAAGCACGCACGCATTGAATCAGTGATGCATTGGTAGATGCACGGCATTGCGTCGTGTTGCGTGTCGTGATGCGTCGTGTTGTAGAGGCGGCTCCGCCGCATGGACAGGCCAGCATGCAGATAAAGAAAAACCCCGGCACCTTGCGATGCCGGGGTTAGGTAGTGTCAGGCTAGATCATGCACGCTTGGCGGCAAGTTCCTTGTCGAGCGCGTCCTTCACGAAGCCGGGCTTCGACTGTTCCGAGTCGCTCCATTGTGCGATGTCAGACAGCTTGCCCCACTTCTCGGAGACAAGCGCACCGTTCATGGGCTGACCTTCATCCGATGGGTCTGCTTCCGTCTCGCACAGTTGGCGATGAAGCTGGTCAATCAGCCAGTCGAGCGGTGCGTCCACCTTAGCAAGCGCCGACCAGTCAACCTTCGTGTCGGTCTGGGGTGTGCGCTTGGCCGGGATGGCGACGCGGATCAGTGTATCAACCGACGCGGATACGCGGGTCAATGTCTCTTTCTGCGTCTTCACGTTCATAGTCGAGCACGAGTAAACGCGGCCATCGAGTAGCACGGTAGCCGGCGCCTTTGGGCTGGCCATGTATCCAGTCCAGTAGTGATCGGTCAGCAAGATCATGTCCTTCGGCACAGTGAATTGACCGACCTCAGTATTGAAGCTGGCCAGTGTCATGTTCCCGCGAACGATGATGCATGCCACCTTGACCGCGCGACCAAGCAAGCTGTTCTCGGCAGCACGCCGACCAGTGACCGCCGCCTTGACGTTCGGATCGGGATTCGGTCCGATAGGTGTCTGATCGAAGAACGCTTTCTTCAGCAGCGGCAGCATGGCGTTCCGCGTTTCCTTGCTGCGATTCACCTGTGCGAGCGCCGGGATGTTGTCCACATCGCTGTCAGGATGGCCGAGTTCGTTCCACGCGCTGACCTGAGCGATGATAGCAGCGGCCATCCGTTGCGTAGCACGGCCCTTCAGTTTCGTGCTGTCATCGTTGTCGGCAAGAGCTTGCGTCACCCATTGGTGGATCACGCGGTTGTCCATCACCTGAACACGGGCCGAGTTACTGCCGCGTGTTACACCGACGAACCCACCGGGAGCAACAGACAAGATCACCTTGTCATCGCCGGGCATGTCAACAAGACCGTCGTTGACTGGCGTCAATGCGGTGGACTGCTTTGCAGCAGTCTTGCGAGTGGCTGTTTTTGCCATGGTAGTTGGTTAGTCCTTATCGGCTACACTTGCCATTCCATTGTGGGTGGCATCTGGTAGCGGTGAAGTGGTGTTCTTCACTGTCCCTATAGTAGCCCAGCTGACCTGCTAAAGCAAGCTATTCTGCACCGTCACACTGTAAAACAGCACATGGCAGCGATGCATTAGCATACAGCCATTTACAATACATGAGACTACGCCTGTCGTCTCGTATGCTGCAACTCGTTACAGTGTTTGTCTCACACCTGATACACCACACTGTATACACATATTGTATATACACTGCGGATGATACGTAATAGCAGCGATGCGGTAGCGTAACACATCGCAGGCACACCATATGTGGACAGTGCCACGCGCTCGACTACCACATGGTGTGTAATGGCACTTGTATATACAGGGCGTGCGCAGGCCGACCCCCCGGCAGTCCCCCGTTGCATTCCCAAAACGGCTTGACAGCGCGCTGCGGAGGCGTCAGCCGGAGGTGAGACACTACGCAGAATAGCCATCCGCTGGCAAATGCAAACACGCATGTCACTGCATTGCTGTATGTTGCTATTACGTATGTATGTGTATGTGGTGTATGCGTATGTGTATGTGGTATATGTGTGTGCCATGTATGTATGTGTGGGTGTCGATGTATTTACTGGTAGATGTCGAATGGGGTTGCATTTCTGTGAAACGCGTGGTTTGCTGCGCAAACCGATTGGTGATCGGTCCCCCCAGAATGGAGAGAGCACATGGCGACGTATGGGCTTGGCAGCAACGGCCAAGTGCAGTTCACCGGATATACGAACACACTGGCAGCGGGACCTGCGAACAATGCAGGCACCACCGGCTACATCATGTTCAATGGTATCCAGCAAGGTGATGATCGCATCGTCAAGATGCTGCGTAATGGTGGTGGAACGATCGCTGCGACGCGTATCCTGTATACGTTGTTGGGACAGGCTGTTGGACAAACTGCTGCCCAAACCAAGAAACAAATCAAGTGGGAACAGGGCAGCCCCGGTGGGTTGATCACGATTGAAACTATAAACATCGTCAACCGCGCAACGAATGCGAATGATCTCGCTGCGTATCAGGCGTTGGTGTCGCGCGTGGTGCAGCCGTCAGTGTATCCAGCCGATGTGAGTGGGAATGGCGGTGGTGGCAAACAAACTGCCGCGAGTGGGAGTGCGTATTGATGGCGCGTGGTGGTTATGAGCCTGAAATTCGCTCCGCAATGGGAACTGGTAAGCCGGGTCGCGTGAATACGAGTCCGAGAAAACCTAGTCCCAGTCAGGGAGAAAGCAAAGCCGACGTTGCGCGTGATGCATCGAAGGGAATAGCGGAAGGCAGTCCGCAGGATCAGAAACTTGATGCGATGCCAGCGAACAGAGCAGCACCACAAGCTCCAGGTCCACCTGGGCATCTTGGTGATATTCCACATGTCGCTGCTGCAACGAGCATTGCGCATGCGATCTTGAACCGCAGACCGGGAGGTATGTGATGGCTGTTGCTCCGCGACCATCTGTTCCGTCGATACCTGATACTGGCCTCGCACCCGTTACTGATCCGGCATCAACTGGCACTGCACCCGATGCGTCACCGACCACGATGGTGTTGCAATACTTGAAGTCGCGTGGATTTCAGCCAACGAGTGAGAATGTGCGTCGTGCACTAGAAGCGAATCAACGTGATCCTGGTGTGATCCCCGGTTTGCGTAGTGATCGGCCTGCAACCGATGAGGAAGATCGGGCTGCAATGGCTGCGGCAGGACGTGGTGGTGGCGGTAAGCCTAATCCGTTCGCTAATCCGATCAACCCGACATGGGAAACTGTGAACCCGAACACCAGTGCACCACCAACGACAGGCGATAGCAGTGCTATAGGTGACGCAGCTAAGATTGCTGCACTCGTGTTGGGTGGTGCTGGTGGTATGGGTGCACTTGGTTATGGTGCATACAGAGCAGCAGATCGATTCAATCCACCACCTGTTGCTGGGCCGGGTGCTAGTGTTCCACCGCCTGTTGATCCTGGCGCTGGTGTTGCTGGCCTACCACCTGCTGCACCTGTTGTTGCACCACCAGCCGAAGCACAGGTTACACCACTCGACACTGCGATGAATAGGGCAGTGCCGCAAGTTCCAGGCGACCTCAATCCTATTGCACGACCGGGTAGCCTGGATATGGTGCCGCCACGTGGCCCTGTTGAACCTGTTGCACCCGTTGTTCCGTTCACACCGAGAGCAGATAACGCGCCACGGGTTGCTCCAACCGAACCATTCGTAGCGCCAACCACCAGCACGACACTGCGTAGTGCACCTGGACGTGTTGTTCCTCCACGTGTGCGTGTACCGTTTAGGATATCATAATGCCGTTGCCGCGTAGAGATGCACCCCTTCGTCTTGCTGATGGTCGTCTCGTGTATCCTGATGGCAGGGTGGATAATGCTGACGGGACGACCAGGGATACACCGCTCATCGAAGTGCCATCACCAACTGAAGCAGTGCGCATCGTCACGGCAGCACGACGCAAGCTGAGTGAACTGCCCGAAGTGCCGCGCACGATGAACGCGATCAGTGTCGTGTTGAGCTACACGCTGTTCGGGCTAGATGATGAGGAGATCGCAATCGCCACAGGACTGAGCGTGGAGCAGATCGGTAGGATCAAAGTCGGTGATCCGTATACGCAGATGCATGATGCGGTCGTGCGAACAGTGCTGGATAGTGAGACTAATGTGGTTCGCGAGCTATTCGCGAAGAATGCAAGGAATGCTGCTCAGGTTGTGGTTCGAGCGATGGAAGAGGGCACTCGTGCAGATCGAATGGCCGCTGCTAAAGATATACTTGATCGAAGTGGGCATCGCCCTAGTGATGTTGTTGAGCATCGTCATCGCATGGATGGCGGACTGGTTATAGAGATAGTGAAACGCGACGGCGCACAGATGCCTGTCATAGACATGGAGCCAATGTGATGACGATCAAGAGTGATCAGCATGGATTTGAGGTGCAAGCAGCTAGACCTGCATTGTCACAGACGTTGGCGATTGGTGCTGGTAGTATACAGAGTGCAGCGTTCCAGACGTATTCACCGCAGGGCAGCTATAGTGCTGGACCTGTAGCCGGTGTGCCGATCACCACACCGAACAACACACTACATGTGCGGTTGGTAGGAACGAGTGATAGTTGGATTTCGTTTGGCACCAACCCGACCGCGAGCGTTGCTGGCACGGCCTGCATCCTGTTGCCTGCTGGTGTGCCTGAGTATTTCTGGGTGTATCCGGGTGAGCGTGTTGCAGTGATCCAGAATAGTGCTGCTGGATCGCTGAATGTAGCTGAGATGGTTGCGTAGTATGCTGTTCGATCCAGGTCGCGTTGGCAGACAGACAGCCACCAAGATACATGCGATGACTGATGCTGGTGTGTATACATCACCATCGCTAGATTTGGTGTTCGATGGCCGTGCACTTGATCCGCGCATCACGTTCACGCGTGGCAGCACGGCGACGTATTTTGATAGCAACGGGACAATGCAGACCGCCACCACAAACGCGCCACGCTGGGACTATGATCCGGTGACGCGTGTATTGCGCGGGTTGCTGGTCGAGGAAGCACGAACCAACTTATTTTTGCAAAGTGCAGATGTGTCGAATGCGGCATGGTCGAAGCAAGACCTTGGTTCCGGCGCCCCGACTGTAACTGCAAACCAGGCAGCGGCTCCAGACGGAACAATCTCTGCGGCACGAGTTGCATATCCAGCAGCGGCCAGTGGTGGCACTGTAGTGGCGCAGGCACTGACTGTGACAGCGAATCCATATTCGTTTAGTGTATGGATGAAGAGCAACGTAGGCGGCGAGCAGCTTTACCTGATGGTAACGCCAGACGGTGTTCTTTATTATAGAACGCTGGCTGTGTTGACCACATCATGGCAGAGATTTACGCTTGTCACGGCAGCACTGCCCGCAGGCACCGCATACCCACAAATCGGCATCGATCTGCGTGATGCCTCACAAAGCAATAAGCCGGCTCAGACGGTATTCATATGGGGTGCACAAGTCGAGCAGGGTGCCTTTCCCACATCCTACATCCCAACGACTGTCGCTGCGGTAACGCGGGCGTATGACCTGTGTTTTATATCTCCAGCTAACATGGCGCCATGGTTTGTTGCGCCGGGCGGCTCATGGATGGCCGAATTTATCAACAACGTGCCGACACCGACAACCGGCACAAGTCCTCGTGTCGTTGGCATACATGACGGCTCTAGTATTACTCCGCTATGGATTAGCACACCGACGCCTGTGATAAATTCCTACGATGGAGTCGTAGCGAGCAATCTTATAAATCTGTTGGTCCTTGGTGCGATATCGAAAGGCGCGTCTAGCTGGTCGCCGGGTAATGGCAGGGTATGTTTGAATGGTGGGAGCATAGGGACTGGCGCACAGAACACTGGCTTTGCGGCGTTGGCAACGGCTGGCGTGGGACTAGGCAGCGGCAACCCCGGCGTGGTTAACGAAAGTATAACCGGCTACATCCGACGCGTGCGCTACTGGCGTCGCGTGCTGAGCGACGCTGAGATGGTCAGTGTGACAACGTGAGTAAGCGTTACAAGATCGTTGAAGGTGGGATGCACGATCGGTTCCACCGCTCGATGAAGAAGGTGCAGTTCATCGGTGGTGGGTTCGGGAATGGCAAGACTGCGGCTGCATGTATCAAGGCATTGAAGCTATGCAAGGACTATCCAGGGTGCAACGGACTTATCGCCCGAAGCACCTATCCGAAGCTGAACGACACGATCAGGCGAGAGTTCTTGCAATGGTGTCCTACGCATTGGATAAAGCGCATGCCGAGCCGGGACGAGAACACGCTGTTACTCAAGAATGGCTCGACTGTAAACTTCAGATACGTTGCACAGCAAGGGAAACAAACAGAGGACAGCAAATCGAACTTGCTGTCAGCTACCTACGATTGGATCGTGGTTGATCAGTTGGAAGACCCTGAGTTCTCGCACAAGGACTTCATGGATTTGATGGGGCGGTTGCGTGGCAATACCGAATACGTTGGTGATGAAGTAGGTATGCCACGAGTTGGTCCACGCTGGTTTATGGCTACTCTCAACCCAACTCGCAATTGGTGCTATCGAGAGATCGTAAAGCCGCTGCATGACTTCACTGAGCGCGGTATTACAAGTGACAAGCTGCTGTGTGAAGTGGGTGATGATGGCAAAGCGATCCTGGTTGACGGGAAACCTGTCCCGCTTATTGAACTATTTGAGGGCAGCACGTACGAGAATGTCGATAACGTCGGTGAAGACTACATCCGTGGAATGCTTGCGACCTACACCGGCAGTATGCGTGAACGCTTCGTATTCGGCAGATGGGGCGCACTCAGTGGTCTCATTTACCCACAGTTCGATGAAACAATGCATGTCCTGGCGCATGAAGATGTCAGGTCATATCTGCGACAGATGCGGGTGTCCGGTTTTCAGCCTACGTTTGTCGAGGGATATGACCATGGCCTTAGCAGACACAGTTGCTATGGACTGTTTTTCGTTGACGACGATGCCAATGTGCTCCTGCTCGATGGGTTCCGCATTGCAGAACTTACCATCAACGGTGCGGCAAAGTATATATCAACGCTACGCGCTGAATACCGTATCGATGATGACGACCTCAGTGCCATCTATGCCGATCCAGATGTATTCAGGCGCAAGGCAGGTAACGCACGCACCGTCGGTGAGACAGTAGCACAGATGTTCGCGGATGAGGGCATCAGGATGCAGCGCGGCAACAATGACATCAATGCAGGTATCAGCAAGAACTGGCAATACCTGACACCGCTGCCGCTGCATGAGAACCCAATCACTGGTCAGCGCATGTCACCGCACTTCTATGTCAGCGACAAGTGCTCGTGGTTCATCGATGAGATTACGGAGTATTACTTCCAACGCGATGGTAGTGACGAAACCACTGACAAGCCAGTGGATCGCAACGACCATGCGATGGATATGTGGAAGTATGCGATGAGCAATCGACCACGGCTCGCTCGATACACAGGTAAGCCTGATCTGCCACCTGCATGGTTGGCATGGCACGAGATTGAGCGACAGCAGCAGCGTGGTCCGAGAGCGAGGCACAAGTGATGCCCGGCAACTACGATGACATCATACGTCAGGTGTTAACTGCTAAGGGTGCACCTGTGGCAGCGCCTCCACCTGTATTCAGTGATGAAGACATGTTGATGCCGTACCCAACGTCCACAGCGAAAGTGCCACTAGATCGTATGCGTGATACGCCGTGGGAGCAATATATTCCGCCGATCACTGGCAATGAGACAACACCGCCTGTGCGCTCACGCGAGCAGATGCAGGATGCAGAGACACAGCGGAAGATGGCTGAGATTACGCAGCAACAGGCAGCGATGGCACGCCAGCCGAACTTTGATGTCAATGCGATGGTGCCGCTGGCGAGTGAATACAATAGGCTCGCTGCCACATCGCCATCTGTGTTGCAGGGACGTAGGATGCGCGAACAGCAAGCGGCTGTTCCTGGTGACGCAGATGCGATGCTGCAAGCTATACAGCGCAGACAGCAGTTGGGACGCGGCGAATGAGCGGCACGTTTGAACAAGATGATCCGCAACTTAACTTGGATCAGCAAGGTGATCCGCTTGAGCAGGCACTTACGCAAGCCGATGTTGGTCTGCCCGCAGAGCCTGAACCACCTGCCGTGTATAAGGCAATGCCGGATAGCAGGATACCTGTGTCCAGCAAGCGTGGTGGGATATGGCGGTCACGCAGGGATACCGCGCAGAAATCAATGAAGGACTTGGTTGATGCGTGGGATGAAGCTATCCGCTATTATAACCATGATCAATCTGATCACCGTGACGGCACTGATACTAATGTTGCTGGCAACCGTAACGTTGCTCGTCGCCTCAATGAGAGGTTCAGCAGCACTGAGAACATCGTCTTCGCCAACGTCAATGCACAACTCCCTGAGCTATACGCTAAGAACCCAATAGTCAGTGTCACCAGCCAGCCGCAGCAAGATGCAACGATGGATGAAGCTGGTGATGAGTTCGCACGTGCAGTGGAGAAGCTGGTCAGT